CGGGCAGAGCCACTACGACGATGCTGATCGTCATCGCGGTGGCCTTTACCGCGCAGCGCGCGCTGCCGACCGAGCGGCTGATGCTGTGGCCGCTAGGCGAGACCGGCTCCGGCTTTATGCCGTGGCAACTGCTGACCTACGCCCTCCTGCACGTCAACCTCGCACACTTGGCGCCGAACCTGTTGACGATTGCCGCCCTCGGCGCGCCGCTGGAGCGCGCGATCGGAGCGCGTCGCCTCGCGCAGTATTTCCTCGCCTGCGTGGCTGGCGGGGGCCTCGCGCATGCCGCGCTCTCGACTCACCCGGTCGTCGGCGCGTCCGGTGGCGCGTTCGGCCTGCTGATCGCCTACGGCACGTTGCATCCGGTTCGGCCACTGCGCCGGCTGGTCTTCGCGGCGATCGCGCTGCTGCTGATCGTCGCGACCCTGCAGCCGGGCGTCGCGCAATTTGCGCACCTGGGCGGCGCGGTGACCGGCTGGGCGGTGATCCGATGGTGGCGCCGGCCGAAATGAAAACGCCCCGAGGGTGCCCGGGGCTCAGTAATGCGCCAAGGTGCGTCGCCGGCGGGCACCTACCCATCCCCGGCAGTCAACGGTTTCAAGCCGCAGACGCATCACGTTTGGTAGCGAGGCAGGGAATCGAACCCCGTCCCTCCAGGTTATGAGCCTGGCAAGCTGCCGGTGCTCCACACTCGCTGAATTCTCGACCGTATTTCGCAACGGGCGACCGCGTCGGGCTAGGCTGCGCGGGAGCGACCCGCGTTTCGACCGAGGCGCCCCGTATCTCCCGACCTCGCGCTGCAGACGCTTCGCCGATTCTTGGGGGCTTACCGCGCGCCAAGTATTCCGCCAGCATCCTATCGCCGTCAAGCGTGGGGTCAAATGAAAACGCCCCCGGTGGGGAGCCGGGGGCGCGGTACTGCACGGGACACGCCGAAGGGGGCGGCGCCGGATCAATATGCCCGCGGCATCGCCGACAGTCAAGCGGCCAGCTTGCGCGCCAGCGACTCGGCGCGCAGTTGCGTGTAGCGCCGGAGTTGGGTCCATGTGCGGTGACCGCTGACTGCCGCGACCTCGGACACGCTCCAGCCGCGCTCGAATAGCCGGCTGATCGCCTCATGCCTCACGTCGTGCAGGCGCAGCCCAGTGACGCCGGCGGCGGCACACGCGCGCGCCCAGGCCTGCGTGAGGCCGTCGCCCGTCAACCCGACCACGAGACCGTCAAGGCGCCGGGGAATCGCCCGCAGGGCCTCCTGCGCCCGGGGCGATAGCGGCACGTCGCGCGGTTCGCCGTTCTTGGCCTCACGCGACGCGACGCACGCGCACCGCGTCGATGCTCCCTGCAAATGCTGAGTCGGCCACGAAGTGCAGGGCATTGTTGCCGCTGGCCGCGGTGAGCTCCTGGGTGTAAGTCCCGTTCGCGCTGCGCGCGCCCCCGCTGACCGGCGCACCGCCGACGAAGCGCGCAAGCACCGTGCCCGCGCTGTAGCCGCTCACCGTGAACTCGACGAGGTAGACACCGCCGGCGACGAATGCGACCGCCTGCGATAGGTCGCTGGCGGTGCCTGCGGCCTTCGTGGCGACGCCGGCCGCGATCGTCCATCTCGTGCCCTTGGTCCAGTCCGTGTCCGCGGCGAATGAGCCGTTGACGACCACGGTTCCACCCGTGCAGGTGATTACGTGGCTCTGTATCTGCCAGCTTGCGAGGCCGTCGCGAACCGCCTCAACCTCGACGCGCAGGTCTGCATTCAGCTCGTGCTCGTAGGTCAAGGCCGTGCCGGTGATGCCGGTCTGCGTGTGCAGCAGCGTCGAGGGCTGCTGGTAGATTCGAACGGTGTAGGTCGTGCCGGCCTCGGGGCCAATGCTAACCGCGCCCTGGTCGATCAAGTCATCCTGCTGTACGAGCCGATCGCGGTGCGCCCAAGTCAGCGCAAGGCGCGCGTATGCCGTGGCCGGATAGGCTGCGCCATTGATGCGGAAAAGGCCCGGCGGGTACGGCCGCGCGGCCCGGCGATTGAGAGTTACCGTTGAAGTCGGTGCCGAGCCCTCTGCCAGCTCGCCGGTGCCGGTGATCGTCACAAATTTCGCATCGACGACATCGCCCAGCACGTACTCGGTCTGATCCGGGACCGCCCAGCTGTCGTAGAACCACACGCGCGTGCCGGTCGCCCAGGCCTGCGGAACGGTATCCGCGCAACCGCGCCCGACGGTGATGGTGTTCGTGCCCGTATTGACCGCATCGATTCGCACGATCTCCGTTCCGATCAGGCAGGCGGTTCCCGTGTCTACTTGGTCTAGATCGATCGCGTTGGACAGTTGCACCGTGGTCGCGGTGCGCGATAGGTTGGCGGCCAGCGTTGCCGTCGGCGTCCATGGCCCCTCTCCCTGCTCCTCGTAGGCCGCGGCCCCGATCTTTGTGCGCAACTCGAAAGAAAAGCTGAGCACCGGCGGCTTTCGTGCAACGCCCGCAATGTAGCCGGAAGTACTGGGCAGCGCCGCGGCATTGGCCGCGCCCTCGGTCGCGGCGATCTCACGGTAAGGGATCTCAAAGGCGGTGTAGTGCTCGGCCGGCGACGGGGTCGTGTTGGGCGGTTGCCAGCCGAGCGGTGGCGGCTGAAGGTAGCTATTCAGCGGCAGGCCGAACGAGTCTTCGACCGCCTCAATCTCAATTCTCCCCTCGGTCAGGGTGCCGTAGTTGATCTTGCCGATGCGCAAGACCATGGATTGGATGCCAAGCCTGGGCCACGAGAAGCGGATCACGTCGCCCGGCAGCAGGCCGTAAGCCGCGCGCGTGGCGTAAAACCGCACGCGGGCGATCGTCGAGCCGAACGTGCGGATGTCGCGCTCCGCGATGCGCGCGGCGATCTTGTGCGTAGGAATCCCCGGGTATTCCTGCGTCTGCGCGACGACGTAGCCTTGCGAGGTGATATTCGCCAGATGATGGACGGTCACCGCACCGTTTTTAGCCAGCAGGATGTCGCTAAACTTGATTGTCAGCTCATTGATCGTCTCGCTCGGGCTCGCACGCTCGAAGCTCTCCATAGTCATGATCGTGCCGTTTTCCTCGCTGAACACCGGCAGTTCTTCGAGGTCGTAGTCGTCGCGGATCGCGCGCAACCGCCAGAGCCCCGTGCGGACATCTTGGCTTAACGCGGCGCCCGCGTGATCGCACACCAACTGTATAAAGTTCTGGATGCTCTCCTGGCGCGACCACTGTATACACAGGCCGAAGGCTTCCGCGTGGAAGGTGTCGGCCGCCGACGTGAACGACACGGTATCGATGGTGCCGGCCGGATAGCCCAGCCCCCACTCCGAATTTGTCAGGCACTCGTAAATGATGTGGGCGGGGTTGGCTGCGAATAGCGCGCCGGTGCCGACCTCGGAGACATCGACGGCCGCCTTCGCCGGATACCACACCGCACCATCCCATCCGGCCGTGATGCGCTTGCAGCGAAACGACCACGGCTTGACGTAGGGATTGTTCGCTGAGACGATGCCGCCTCGCCAGACAAGGCCCAGAATTCCACGGTACGCAGGCTGCAGAGAGCCCGCACCCTGCGCGGTTGCGAGGTAGCTGTTCGGCGCCTGATCGGCGGCGCCCATCATCACGTCGAGCGTGCCCTGCACGCCGCCCTCGCGCTTTTTGCCGCCGAAGAGATTGAGTGCATCAATGACGATTTGCGTGCTGGTCGTGACCGAGCCGGCCCAAGCCATGCGCCCACCAATGCGAATCTCGCTAATCTCGTCGATTGGCCCGTGGCAAATGCCGAGGTGCATGCCCAGCTTGTACCAGTAGCCCGAAACGAATTTCTTACCCTTGCCCATCGGCCGCCTCCTGCCGTGCAAACTCAAGCGCGCGCAGCGAGAAAGCGTCGCCGATCTCCAGCGCGCGCTCGCCTGGGATCCCAGTCGTGCCGAGCTGTTCGATGTCTACGCCGTGGCGTTCGCACCACGCGAGGATGCCGTCCGCGCATAGCGGCTTTCGGCCGTTTCGCAGCATCATGCGGACGTGGCGAAGATGGACGACGGGCTCGGTCATTTACCGGACTTCGACTTGATAGGGATGGTGTTTAGGTCGCCGTACCAGAGGACGTTCGGCCCCTTGACCCAGACGGTGCCGAAGATCACGGGGATCGGGCGGCCCTCTTCGGCCGTCGGCACGTCGAAGTCGGCCAGTGCCGCGGGGCGGGCGTTCGGTGGCTTCGGTTGCAGCGCATAGCTGATGACCGTTGAGGCGATCAGCACGATCACCATGGCAACCCAGCCCAGTGCGCGGTGCACGTTCTCGCCAGCCGCAGGGTCGATGACGGACATGAGGCGATAGCCGGTGATCTCCTCCACTGCCGCCCAGACCACGACAATCGTCATGATCAAGGGCAACCTTACGCGGTTCGCGCGGGTGAGAAGCGTGACGAGTTTTCTAGTAAAGAGGCTCATTTCCGAACGGGTTGTTGAGAGGCATATACGGCATGCCGCCGAAATTGATGATGTTGTCGAACTTCGTGTCGCACGTCGTGTCCGTGCGATCGCACCCCGGATAGATATTTACCTGCATCCCAGCCGTCAACCCTACTGGGGCGATGTCGAGGTCGATGCTAGGCCCTGCGTGCGCGATGATGTAGCGCCGGTCGAAAACCCCGGTCGCCACCGCCCACTCGACGTAGCCGCCGGCCCAGTAGCCATCGGGCTGCGTCGCGATCTCGGTCGCCGTGATCTTGATGCCTGCAACCGTGTCGGCCGTGGCGACTAGGCGAAACGCGCTGCGGTTCAACCCGCACCCAGCGCCGTACAGGACGTGTGGGCACATGCGCTGATAGTAGCGCCGCAGGCCATTCCGGCGGATGCTCGTCTGCAGCGGTTCCAGCGTGATCTCGGCCTCAGAGCCCTCAAAGCGGACGCTCAGGATGCGCCCGGTCCAGATGGTCGCCACCTCTGCGTCGCCCTCGTGGTACTGCCTCAAGGTCAGCGTGATCGTGTCGGACGGCGGGGATATGGCGTAAAGCGCAGCGACCTCGAAGTCGCGAGGCACGCGCAGCTTTAGGCTGGACCGATTCAACTCCTGGCCCTGCTCGATGTCCGAACGCCTAATCGGCGCCCGCGTGTAGGTAATGAAGTCGATGACGCGATCGGCGTCCGCGCTGGTGTAGCGCCACGCGATGTAATCGCGATTGAAAGTGTAGAGTTCGACCGGGCGAGCCTGGTCCGCGCTGCGCTCTCGTCCGTCGTAGGTCATTGGCGCGCTCCATCAGACATCGTTACGTGTGCTCCTCATGGAGGTCGCGACCTCGGCCACCTCACCGCTGAAATAAGCGAATTCGGCCGCGTCTCCCGACTGTCGGGAGAGCGCCATGAACGACACCTGCACGATTTCTAGCGGCTGAACATTTACACCCAGCGCCGAGTCGATCACCAGTCGTTCGGTGTTCTCGTCAAGGACGCTGCTTGAAGTGACTCGGCGATAGTAAACAGCGCCACTCACAAGCTCAATACGGAGGTCGCGACGGTTCGGGTCCATCTTGTAGTATTCCGTGTACCCGGTCCATTCGACATTGATCGCCAGCGCGCTGTCGCCGATCGCCGCGACCACGATCAGGTCATCGGCCCAAGTCGGAACCCAGATACGGCCGGCCTTGCCGCGGAGGGCGAACGCGAGCTTGCGGTGGCGATCAATCTCCGCGCGGCTGTCGAGTACCCACCGCATGCTCTGTTCGACCATCGGCATCTCGGCCTCGTCCTCGGTGGCCGCCGGCCCAGTGCCCGGATCGAAGACGGCCAGCTTGCGCTCGTAGGTCGCGGTCGGGTCTTCGGACCAATCGGGGCGCGCGGTCAGCACCGGGTATCCGCGATAGGTCACGCCGCCGGCGCTGGCCGCGTACTGCTCCGGCTCGATCATTTCGAAGCGCACGCGCAGGTCGCTCGCCCGGCCCGTGAAGCGAGACAGCATGAGGTTATCGTCGATGCGCGCGGCTCGCGCGGGATAGATGCGCGCCCCAACCGGCCAAGCCTTTGCAGTTGGTCGTGCCAGCACCAGCTCGGTAGGATTGACCGACTGGATCTCGACGATTTCGAACACGCGCGACGACTCGCCCAGCAACATACCGAACGATCCTGCGCGATAGTTTCGGGCGGCCGTATTGGTCGGGATGCTGGTCGCCCCGATCGGCAGCGGTGCGGTCAGATCGGCGCCGTCAAACCACAGCGGCACGGCCCACACACGGGCGCCCAGCGACCATATCGCCGCTTCCATGTGCCGGCGCTCCTGACCATCCGGCAGCATGCCGAATTCCAGAAACTGGCGCGGGTTCAGGCGCAGCGATCGAGACTGCTCCTCGCCGCGGTACGCGCGCAACACGTCCGTCAGCCACTCCAGCCGCTCAAGCATCGGGCTCGCCCAGTTCGGGCGCCACGACCACGCCGTCACGCGCGTGCCGGTCAGCTCAATGCTGACCGCCTGCGCCTCATCGAAGTCGAAGGTGATCGTTGCGAGGATGACCGGCGGACCATTGGTGCCGATGGTGATCGTGTAGGTTCGCTCCTGCTGCGGGGCAAACTGCAGCGGGGGCAGCGGATGGCCGCCGATGGA